TAAAATTTTTCCAGTTAATGCTATAGCTGATCTGCTCTATCAACACTATCTTTAGCCGCCTCTACAAAGGTTTCGATGTCAATAAAGTCAGGACTTGAGCAGTCAAAAACCAAAGAATGCACCCCTGCTGAAGCCATTTTCATACCTTTAGTCATACGTTTATTCTCCGCCCCAAGGTAAATCCCTTTGGCTTTAAGCTGATTTAGGGTGTCCTTATAGTGCACTTGGGTAGCTACGCAGTCGGTTCTAAAGTTCTTTGCCACAATAAACATCCTTTTAGTGTCTGGCTCAAACCGAATAACTAAGTCGCCTCTAGGCTCTTGTAGGGGTGCCGCCTGCATTTTAGTCCTGCTATCTGCCTCGTCGTTAACCACAAGAATGTTTTGGATATGGCGGTTAATAAAGTCACCGATAATAGCTGCAGCGTTATTTGCTGGGGGTTTAACATCCTCACGAATGCCTTTAAGCATTTGTTCGGTAGCCCACATATAAACAGCCTTCATATCATAGTCAATAAGACCTAGGTTACGGGCAATCAACCCCCCTGCAATGTTGCACGCAATAACGGCAGACCAAAAGCGCTCACGATTAGTTAAGTTCATCTCCTTATCAATCTTAGCTTGCACCGCTAACAACCCGCTTTTTATTTCTTCCAAGTTGTTAACAAGGTGCTCACAATAAATGTCACCTGCATGCCCGTAGTTCTCCTTAAGCTGGTGGTCAAACATATCCTTGGCTACAGAGGGTGGGATGATATTGGTAGGGTGAATCTGATACTCTAATAGGCGCATCATCTCACCGTCCGGGCTGTTCTTGTGCACCCCTAACTTCTCGTAGAAACTGGCGTTTGAACTGGCTAGAGATATAGTCTGCCATGTGGTGTTGTTTATACGCAACTCGTTCTTTTGGGACTGCGACCTGTTTGCGCCCCGCCCTTGGGACATGCTGTACGCCAAGGTAGAAAAGTCTGCTGGGCTGGTATTGGTAATCTCATCTACGGTAAAGGGTAAGTTATTCATCACCCCCAAGTGAATCATCTTGGCAGCCAAAGTGTCTTTCCAAATAGCCGCTAGCTTGTCAGGATGCCCGTACACACTGTTGCACATATACAAAGCTGTTGATTTACCTGTGCCTGAGTCCTTGTGAATGACGTTTATGATTGCGCCGTTATGCCCAGTGAACTTAAGAAGAGGGGCCCCAAACGCAGTAAGCGCAGCGAACGCATTAGCTTCTAAACCAGGAGCGCCATACATATTAAATACTTCTTTCCACTTCTCAAGCGTACCCCTTGCATTCATGTTTTCTGCAAACTGCTTGGTGTTGCCCGACGGAGGGCTGTGGAAAATACCGTCTTTACTGATTTCACGATTGCCGATAATGAACTTGCTATCCCTATCAGCCCATCCAAATTGAGTTCTCATTAGCTCTGCCTTTTTCTTGTACTGCAATTCTTTAATAGATAACATAACAAACGTAGTCAAAGCATCCATCTGTTTAGCAAGCCCAGCCACACCTTTCTTAGCTAGTGCTTCCCGTACTCGATCTTTTGATGCTACGCTGGATAACGGAATAGTAAACTCCCGAACTCCATCTTGTGGCAAGTGCAACCGTAAAAGTGCTAACTCACCAATGTCAGGGTCTGGGTCTTCCATACGCTTGACTACATACAAATCGTGTTCATAAATGCATATGGGTTCTACTTCTCCCTCTTCACCACCTTGAGGAGTTACATAGATGCCACCGTTCTTACCCCTAAAATAAGGAAAAGGGTACGCAGGTATTTTATAAACTTCAACCTCATCACCCTCGGTTTCTTGAACGTCAGTCTCTTCTGCCCGTACTATCTCTTTACCCAGCACAATAGGTGACTTAATGCGACCTTTCCATGGGCAACCTTCACAACCGCCGGGGTTATTCTTCTCAAACGTAGCGCAGCTATGGGCATGCTCAGTATGGCTTGCTTTGGACTCTGTATCCTGCGGGTCGTAGTCAGGGTACTTCTCAGACATCTTGTGAATGGCTGTGGCTCGGTCAATACAACGGTGTGCAATAGATAAAGCGTTAAACCACCGTGGCTCACTAATAGTGTCTTGGTTCTGAAAACAGTCGAGTAACTGGGCACAACCCTCACCCTTGGCGCTACGCATCATAATCTTGCCAAACTTAAACGTGCTGTTTGACATCATTGCCTTAGCAAGTTCGCTTAGTTCCTGCGTGGGTCGCACGTGGGTTATTTCTTTGACCCCTAAAATATTCTTAAGGGTTTGATACTCTACATCCGGTGCGTCAGCTATTACAACTACTGGCTTAGGTGGTTTGTCTTTAAAGTTAAATGTTCCTGGTACTCTAAGGATTCGGGCTGCCTCAAACACAGAAGCATCCACGTAAAATTTATGTATTACACATAGTTCGTTTAAACGAGCTGCAACTGGCTCCCACTCCGCACGGCTAATAGCTTCTGTTAAAGGCCAGTAAACGTGAATGCCCCTACCCGAGTTAACAAGTAGTGGTCTTGGAAGTCCAATCGTGTGGCAAAACTTTTTAAGTTCTTCTAACCCTGTTGCTTGGTCAATGTATCCATCAGGGCGGTTAGTCTTTTCATTTGATAAGGCTTTGGATTCACCACAGTCAATGTCCATCCAAAACGCTTTAATACTCTTTACATTGTCTTTGGTGCGGTTAACACCTGTCTCATATTTGGAGCAACCGAAATAAACTTCCCTTTGTTCTTCTAAAAATTTAGCTACGTATTTATCTAATTCAGCACGTGTCTCAACAAGCTCTTGTACTACATTCTTTTTTCCTTTAATACCAACCACAGCAAACCAGCCATCTTTGGCTAGTACTCTGTCTAGTAGGTCAATGTGTGTCATACGCGTCTCATTTTAGGGGGCAAAAAGAGGGGGCGAACCCCCTCCCTTCGTTACTACGTTGTATTACTTAAGGTTTGATTCTTTGATGTGCTTTACTAAGCTATCTAGCAATTTTGTTATTGCTTTGGTGTACCGCTCTTTAGGGTCATGTGTCCCTACAAACCAGTTATACACAGACTGCCGACTAACACCTATAGTGAGAGCTATATCAGCAACTGATATACCGAGTTTAATAGCCGCTTTACCAAGAGCAACTCCAAGGCGGTTTTTGTCCGCCTCTTTATTTAGCCGAATAGTTTTTGCACTATAGCCGTAAGTCATTTTTAGTTATCACTCCATGCATTAACAACGTCAGCTAAGTTTGCTTTAGCGGCAGCAGGTGGTACTTCTGCTTTCTTACTAGCACGCTTAACGGGCTCTTGAATTACTGGCTCGTCGTCTTCAACTGGCTCAGCTACAACTTTAGCTGCGGGCTTTGCACCAGCTGGCAACTGCTTAACTCCATCTTGCTGAGCAACAGTAAGTGCTACGGCATTCTTGCTTTCAGAAGTACCTTGAGCAGCTGTAACTACATCCATCTCGTCGTCGCTTAAATGACGAACCGCAGTAAACTTAAGCACGTCGGCAGTCTCTTCTTCGTCGAAACGAATTTCTGTAACTACACGATCAATGCTTTCGCCGTTTGCAGGGAGAAACTTAGAGTAGCTCTCAAATGGATGGGTGTTGCCTGAGCCTTTACCAAACAAAGAAGCGGCAGGAATATTCATTTGATACACATCACCACTCATGTCGTTCTCGAGTAGCAACGCTATACGGCGCTGAAACTTACATGCACGGCTCTTACCGTTTGCACTTGAACCCTCGATGTTCTGTGGGCAACTTGCGCAATTAGGTGCTTGTGGGTTAGCCGCTTTAGGGTCAGGTACGTCACCTAAATTAGACCAGCAGTCAGGCAGGGTTGGGGTTGCATCAGGATCATAAGCCGCCGCATAAAATTGGCGAGATACTTTTGGTAATGCATTAATAATAATGACGTTGATAAAACCGTCTTTTACTTTACCCGCTTCTTTGCCGTTTACCATGCGACGGAATATGCCTTTGTTCATGGTAATGCGACGGCTAGTGCTGCTGGAAGAACCAGCTAATGCTTTTGATAACTCACTAACTTCGTGAGCACGGTTGCTTACTACTTTTACATCAGATTTAAAGATTGATAAGTTGCTCATTTTTTGCTCCTTCTAACGGACACGGTGTATTTTCTGTCAGCTTGCAATCCAGCAGGTAACAGTTCGGGATTCTCTTCGAGAAACTGCTTAAGGTTAGTTTGATGTAACCTTCTCTCGAGCAGGGGGAATGCATTATGTTCTTCAATGAACTCATACATAGAATCCCAATCAGTCGTCCAGTACCGTGTATCCACTTTACGAATGATTGTCCCTGCTGGGGTTCTGATACTGTCGGCGTTATTCTCATAACAGACCTCTAGCATTTCTTCTGCTAATACTTCTTGTTGCTCTTTTAGTACTGCATCCTGCTTCTCAAACGCTTCCGCCAACTCAGCTCGTTTATCACGAATCTTAATGTAAATCTCAGCGAGTTTATCTGCAGGTATTTCATGTAAATTATCTATTGCATCTTCCATTGTTAGCTCCTTTGTTACTACGACTACATACTACCACACTGTTTGACATTGTCAAGCTATATCAGTAATTATTTCTTGTCTGTATAGATCTATTATTTTTGTGTGGTTGTCAATGTTGTTGCTTAACATCCTGTACAACTTAGCTTCTACTTCACTACCTCTGATATGCACAATAGTCATTGGGTTCTTTTGCCCGGGTCTGTTAATACGTGCATTTGCTTGAAGATATGTTTCAACGCTGGTCACAGGAGAATACCAAATGATTACGTTAGCGGCTGTTAGTGTTAACCCGTGAGATGCTGCTTGTGGTTGTATTACTAGTACTCTAGTATTCTCAGTATCTTGAAAGTCCTGGATAATCTGATGCCGTTTGTTGACAGGTACTTGCCCGTTAATAACATTGCACGTTATGCCAGCTTTGGTTAGATAAGCATTAAGTAATTCAATGGTATGGGTAAAAGGCACAAACACCAACACTTTGTGTGACGCTTCTTCAATAACTTCTTTAATGACTTGTAGTCGATTGGATACATCAAACTCAATGACTTCTCTAGTATCCGTATAGACCGCACCCCCAGATATTTGCAGGAGCTTGTTGATATTAGTAGCCGCATTAACTGAGGTAACTTGCTCTCCATCTGCGTGAATCAGCATTTGCTTTTTAAGCATACGGTAGTACTTGCTCTGCTGTGGGGTAAGGGGGGCATCACGCTCTACAAATGTTACGTCGGGCAAGTCTAAGCACTGGTCTTTTTCAAACCGAATAGCTGGTTGTAACACGGTGTGCACAATCTGTTGTGCCTGTGGCTTTGGTATCCAGCGGTATGTACCGACCTTAGCCATAACTTGGTCTCTGAATTGACCATAATATTTTGGAGTATTGTCGGGGTTGATAAGCCTAGCTAAACCAAACGCATCTACTGGTGACTGTGCTGCTGGCGTACCTGTAAGCATCCACATACCCTTAACCGTTTTAGCTATTTCTCTAAGCGTCTTCCAGCGGGTTGTTTGCGCATTCTTATATGCACTAGCTTCGTCTACTACGATCAAATCAAAACCGCCATTAGTAATGTCATCCTTGACGATCTCAACACCATCAAAATTAATAATGACAAACTCAGCGCCTTGATTAATTAACTTGCGTCTTTGCTTTGCTTCTCCGTAGGCAACATCACAAGTTCTATGAATAGCAAACTTAAATAAGTCCTGTTGCCATGCGGATTTCATAATAGAAAGGGGGCAGATAACCAATACACGCTTAATCACACCTAGGTTCATTAGGTAGTCACAAGCCCATATCACGCTGGCGGTTTTGCCCGTACCTTGCTCGTTAAAACAGAATGCCCTACGGTTTAAGGTAAGGAACTCTGCAGTCTGCTTTTGGTGGGCAAACGGTTTAAACTTCCCCGGCCAATCGTAATCCGTGATGATGCTATTTTTTGCTGGCATTCCGCTTGACTGAGTGATCTGCGTTACGGCTGAACGAACGGTTGTCACTAGCTGACTTAACCTTGAGATTGCTTTTGGTACTTGTACCACCCTTACTAAGGGGCTTGATATGGTCAACGTCTTTGCCATCTCCTTTTGATACTCTTCCATCTTTCATTAGCTCCGCACGGGCTTTGTTACGTTCGCCACGCTTTTTAATTTGTTCGGGTTTACCTTGATACTGTTCGTATTCTTTTTTGTAGGGTCTAGGTTTATTTACGTATGGCATCGTCTTGCTCCTCTGAGGTATTCCTCATTTTGCCGTAATAGGGCATCAACATCAAGCCCGCCCGTTGCAAAGCTTCTATAAACCCCTGGCGCTCCCAACTACCTTCTACTAAGATACCTATATCGTATATATCTTCTACTACTTGCCATTTGCGGTTTGAGTAATCCCCTGTTTGCACTGCTAACGTCATAGGGTATCCACCGTTGTCTGTCCTAATATGTACAAGGCTCTGAGCTTCTGTTTTATGCCCGTCCTCACCAACCTCAACAGTTAATTGAATTGGTAGCCAAGAGTCAAATTCGTATTTAAACTCAGGTTTTTCTAGTTTTAACGGCATTGGTTCTGTATTCATTTCCTTCTCTCCCTGTAGTTTGGGCAAGTTTTAACAGGACACCAACCGCATAAGGGACCTGAGACTGCGTTCCATACCCCTGTTTTCATAGCCGTTTCAAGGCGCTCTAAATCAAACCGAACGTGCTCAAAATAGGCTAATTTGTGGTGCGAACTGTGCTCTTTATTAACAAATTCGTTACTAACTACGAATATCAAAGCAGACTTAAGATTTTTAAGGTCAGGGAAGTGTATAAATACCGCTGCCGCTAATAAATCTAATTGTTTTAAGTCTGCATACTTGGCATTTTTACTACTTTTGTAGTCAACCAAATAGCCTTCGTCACCGTTAATTATAAGTAAATCCGCAATACCCCTATACCATGCATTTTTGTCATGAAATCCACAGGCACTAAATTTTCCATCCTTTTTAATTACACCTAGTTCAATCTCAGTATGCTTCTCACCTGGGATGTTCTTAAGCGCATCTACTGTTTTTTGGATGAATTTAAAACGTTCGGGTATGGGTGTGCCATCTTTGATGTAATCTTCTGCCGCCTTATGTAATTCTTTGCCGTAGATAGTAGCTTCACTGCCATCATCTTTTACATCCTTAGCAACCTTCAAGTGATAATACTTTTTAGGGCACTGCTGAAATGTTTTAAGACTACTATATGACCATGCGCTCATTTAATCTATACCCTTTAAAAGTATGACCATAGCAATGGCATCACTTACTTTTTGTCCTTCAGCAACAATAAAAAACTCATAAGTCCAATCGTCACTAAAAAGGTGGTGCTTAGTATTTTTGTTTAATACAGGGCTTGCAACTTCAAGCAACCGACCATTTAAGCCGTTAACCAACCCAATACGAATTGTTGGTACTGCCGTACTGTTTGGGGAACGAGGCTCATCATCCATAGATAAACCCCAACGCATAAACTTATTAAGTATTTTTCGAATCATTGTCATCTACCGTATTTTGGTGAACAAGTTACATCAACTGGGACGTCTGACAAGTAGCCGTTTATCTTGCGTCTAGACATAACCATGACTGGTCTAAGCCCACTAGACTCGCACTCTTGAACCGCCATTATTACCTGATTTCGGCTCATTTGTGTAAGTTCTTTATCTACTAGTAACGTAGTATCAGGTAGCTTAGAGTTGTCTATATAAGGGGATGACGAGCATGCCCCTAACAACCCTGTAATTAATAATATTTTCTTCATCCTTTTCTCCTTCGGGGTACTTTACCTATTGTGTAAGTTACATCTGCTATCCCATCAAACTTTGGCACTACATACTTCTGTACAAGTAACGGTAACACTTCATCCATCACCTCATTTATAGTCAGCTTTGCGGGTGTATTGCCTTTTCGTTTTAACCGCTGCGATTCCAAGTTTTTCTTCCTTATTTCTTGCTTCTAACATTGCGTCTGCATATTTGTAAGCTAATACTGCTGGCTCTTCTCCCACATCATAGTTGCAAGACAAAATGCCATTCAACGCAAACATTGCAAAACAATCTCTTAGGTCTTGTTCATTCATTTTATTTCCATGTGTTTAGGGTGTTTTGCAATATTGTTTTGGCCTAGTTCTGTAATCTCATAGCCGTGACCTTCCAGATAATCAAACAATTTTTTACGTTTCTCCTGAAACCAAGGCTTCCATGCCCATGCTTCAAAAATAATTGGTGGGTAGTTGTTGTCCTTTAGTGTTTTCTTAGCGCCTTTGAGCACCTCAAGTTCATGCCCTTCTACATCAATCTTAATAAGACGTACGTTTTGATGTGCGCCTGAGTCCAAGGTAAATACTACTAGCGGTTCTTGTACACCTTCGGTTTTGCACTCGTAGTCATTCTTACGAACTTCTTTGTCAATACTAAACGCACCGATGTTTGTTTCTGTTGTGTAGTCGGGCATGGGTAACACTAAACGTGCTTCTTTATCTGATAATCCAAAGTTATGGCAATGCACATTACCCAATCCGTTAATAAATGTATTAGCGCATAGCTGGTAATAGACTATACGTTGCGGTTCAAAAGCGTGATACGCATGTTTGGGCACTTTTTTAGCGAGGGGTATACAAAACGTACCTAAGTTTGCACCAATATCTAGCACCGTACCGCAAGGCTCATTGATAAGCAGCTTTAATGCCAGCTGATGTATGTCGTTCTCGTACAGTTCCTTCTTTAAATGGTTTGATATTAAGTCTTGCCCTTTAAATACAAGAAACTGTGTACCTTCTACTTTTACTAGTTCGCAGTTTGGTATCATTTTTCTTGTCTCTCCGCTTGTGCTTTGTTTAGTTTGGTTGAGGATTCCAATCCCTCTTCTAAATGCTTTATGTAGTCTGCTTGATGACGTAGCATGGTTGCTATCATTTGGTGTGACTTGTCATCAGGCTTACTAATTTCAATAAAGTCTGCTAATTCATATGCGTTCATCTTAACCCCTTGGTAAAGTGCCACTAAAGTTATACGTTCCGCTATGAACTAGATTCGCCCAAGGTGCGGCATAGACTTTAAAGCCAGCCTCCCGTGATATTTTGCAGAAGTGGTAGTCCTCTGAAAGTAATCGGTTGGATACTTCGTCAATGCTGGTAGCAAAGTACTCATCAATAATCTTTTTAACTGGGTTCTTATCCACAATCAGAATCATGTCATTGGTGTATTTTGGTACAGTAGGTTTTAATGTTTCAAACACGTTACGCTTAATTAGCATGAACCCCGTACCACCGTTGCCAATTTCCATTGGATGGTTAATATCGCCAGTAGTTTCCGTTGCACCGTCGACTAAGTTCACTACGAACGAACCTGTGTAGTTGGGTAAGTCTTTGTAATCCACACCCTTCTTAACCGCATCGGATATTAACTGCCAGTTGATCTCTTTCTTTGGGTACAGTCCGCAGATAATATCTTTATCCGCATCAATCATACGCACAATGTCTTCGGGGTTAAAGCTAATGTCCGCATCAATAAACATCAGGTGCGTAGCATCCGACTGCATAAAGTCATATGCCATACCATTACGGGCACGGGTAATCAAAGACTCGTTCATCATGTATGAGTAATACATTTGAATGTTGCGGGTTGAAAATGTCTGCACACAGTTAAGAATGCCCATGGTGTACCCGCCAGTACATAACCCACCGTACATTGGTGTAGCTACAAATAATTTAGTGGGTTTCTTTGGTTCTACTGCTTCTACGTTTTCTAACATTTGTTACCTTTCGTTTTTGTTATATTCATCCATTAGCATTAACCTGCGTTAATATTTTAAAAGTCCCATCTAAATTACGTTCTCTTAAGTACCAAGGGGTAGTTAGTTTTTTTCTTTCTGAACTGTAATGAGCATCTCTACAAGTTGCACAGCAATACATTGCTCTACCCATTGGTGTAGACTGCGTGAACGTTGTATTACACCCCTTACATACACGTTGTGGGCCTGTACCAATAAATATCCTAGCTTTTTTGCGGTGCTCTTTAGCTTCATTAGAGACGTACGACCTTATTACACTGCGATTTTTCATCTTACGCATGTTTTCTAGTTTGTATGGGTTATGTACTGCCACACCAACCTTGGCTCTCTTACTCATCGTTTCCGATAAATCTTTTGAAACTACTCCTGTATTTAAATTAAAACCCGCCGCCCTTTTAAAATCTTTAGCTTGAACACCATGCGCTATATTCATGTGCGTAGACAAATGTTTTCCTGTCCACTCGCATCCTTCTACTAAACAGTTAAGCTCAAGTCTATTTAGAAAGCCATCGTAACCTTGCGGTAGCGCCATCTTATCAGGATTGGCTATCTGCCTATCAAAGCGTTTATCCATGTATGAACGGTAGCATACTCGGCTACAAAACTTTTTACTACCAAGTAGTTTTAGCTGTATGTAAAAGTATTGTTTGCACTCTAAGCACTCAACCTCAGCACCAGTTTTTAGCATCTTAGCTCTCTTGGCTATCGACTCTGCACCGTAAGACTTTTCTCTAGCCAGTCTTGCCATAGCTTTAAACTGATTTGATTTTGTGTAGCAGTCTATTCCACAGAACTGCGGATTGTTTCTGCGTGTAAAAAAAGTATTGTTACACTGCTTACACACGCTGTTTGGTATAGGCTTTTTAAACTTATTACTTAGAAAAGCGCCCCTACACGCACTGGAACAGAATAAATTGCTGTTTTTATAGACGTGGTGTTCAGCTTGTTTTTGTGTACCAACAAACATAGCTTTGCAATGGGCGCAAACTAGTTTGTCTTTAATTGAAGTAGCGTACGCACGTTTACTTGTTTTCATTAGCACTCTCCATAAGAACTACCAACACCTGACTCGCAACTTAGTGGCAAATCTAATGCCCACTTAGGTCGCATCTTCATGCACAACTCGACATACTCTTGGGCTGTCTGAGCTTCTGAATTAGGTACTACGCAAGCAATAGCATCATGCACAGTCATTACAACTTTGTATTTCTTAGCTACTTTTAACATTTGCTCACCAATAATAATTCGGGCTAAAGCCTGACACACATTCTCAATAACTTTACCGCCGTATATTCTGTTAGGTATAGTAGCCTTACCCTTTCTGGTGTCGTATACATATTCAGTCCTACCTTCTTCGTTGGTAATCTTGCGTAGGTTTGGATACTTCATATACAAGCCGTTTGGTAAGCGGATACCTTTTGTACCCTCGACTGTCAGCACACCCGCCCGACCTAATGACATAGTTTGATTGCTAATGATGGCATCTAAAGCTAATCCTGCTTTTCTCCAAAGAGACGGTATCCAGTCATAAGTTTCCCGATAGACTTGGATAATACGATTGGCTTCCCCATCCTCAATTTCCACATTGAAAGTTTTGAGTTGGATTTGGAATTTCTTACTGCCCATGCCGTAGCCACATCCCAATATCGTTGTCTTACCAACGAACCTTTCATCCTTGCTAATTTCTTCTTCCGCCTTGCTGTAAATAGACGATGCCATGATCTTGTATACATCCTCACCCCTTTCAAATGCATCAACTAAATCATTCTGCTCGGCCAACCACGCTAATGTTCTTGCTTCTATTTGGCTAGAGTCAGAGTCAATAATCTTGTACCCAATAGGAGCACGGATTGCACTTTTTAAAGGGCTTTGTCTTGGTAAGTTTTGTAAATTAACCTTGTCGTCACCACCCCAGCGCCCTGTATGAGCCGCATAGTAGCGTAGGGGTATGGGTAATAAACCCCGATCCGAAATCCCAATAAATCGTTGGGTTCTTGTTTCTTCTAGAGTAGACTTAACACCAAGACGAGCTGCCGCTAGAAGTTGCACATTTTCATTCTCGTGTTCTAGCAATGCTTTAAAGCCTTCGTCTGTTTTAGCAAATGCCCAGGTTTTCTTTCCTGTTGCTGGACTTATCTTAGTAGGTGGTTCTACACCCCGTTCAATTAATAACTCCGAAAACATATCGTTACTCATCAAATCTTCTCGAGCAAACTGTTGCAAAAATACTTCTTTTTTCTCTTGCACTTCTTTTAGGTGTACTTCCAACAAAGGCTTATACAACTCAAGCGTAGGCTCAGTAAACATACGAATGGTCAGATCAATCAACCTAAACTCAACTAAAGGATAATTTTCACCTAGTATTTGTAGTAACTGCATAGTAAGCGCAGTATCATTCTTACAATACTCGCCATAGTTTGCTAACTCCTCAGGTGTGAAATCAATCCTGTGCTTGCCCAAGGCTTGCAATACTTCTGTGCCTTTAACACCGATAGCATGATATTCAGCCAATGCTTTTAAGCTACCGCCAACTTCAGTTCCGTATATTGCTCTTGCCATTGATAGAGTATCTGCAATAGCCTTAGGTCTTATATTAAATACAAAACTAAGGATAGCCATATCAAACATGGCATTGTGGGCGCACAATAAGTTATCTTGAAAATTAAATTGCTCGAGCCACTTTTTTATAGATTCTTTAGTACCGCTAAACCATTGTGGTTCACCGTCTTTCTCTTGCACGGCAACACCAATTACCTCAAATTCCGCACCACGGATGTATTCTTCCGTAGTCAGCTTAGTTAGTGAATAAGTCTGAGAGTAATAAGTTTCAAAGTCAATGCAATATATTTTCATGGGTATCTTAATTGTCCGAAGGCAGTATTAGCAAAGATTGTTCCCGAAACTGCTCCTGTGTTTTGAATGCTTGAAAGCGTAATGGTGCTATTTCCCAAAAATTTGCTAGCGTCGTTTGGTTCTCCAAAAGAACTTGATAGTTCCTCCGCATCCATTAGCAGAGTATTCATAACTTGTTTAGTAAACAGGTCTCCCTGTAGTTGTTGCATACCATCCCATAGGGCTTTGATTTCTTCGTCGCTTAGAAAGGCTAGCTGATCTTTGTAGTCCTTACCCCCTTGGGCTCGCATTCCAACAGAAATAAGAATTTTCCCCCATTTAGGAGGATAACCATTGCGAAGATCAGGGATAAATTCATCAGGGTTACTTCTCATACGCTCTAATAAAATCTGAACTCCTTGGTTCATGCGTCTTCTCCTAGTATGTACTTTTCTAACATTGTTAGATTCGTCTCGTTAATAACAAAGGTCACTCCACCCGATTTACGGATGTCTGCCATTTCTTTTTCTTGTAGTGCAGTAGGTGTATTAGTGCCAGCTTTGCACTCTATACCCATGAATAATGAATTGAAGCAACACACAACATCAGGCACACCTGAGCGCCCAAAGCCATGCGTTGCGGGGAAGAAGTAATAGATACCATGTTGCTTTAGTATCTTTACAACTTTGTCTTTTACTTTTTTCTCGGGTGTTTGTGCCATGCCCTTATGATAACATAGGGTTTGACTTTGTCAAGGCAATAAGAATTTATTTGAAGTGAGGGGGTATGTAGATTACCCGCCCCTCGTCGGGCTTCAAGGATTCGGTTAGCTAAAGTCTCTTGGGGGGAACTAACCGAAAGCTAATACATTCGCATCTACAAGGCTACTAGTAAGTAGCTAGTAAATCACCCCCCTAATACTATTTCTCTAGCTGAGAAACCGCACGATTTAAATACCATTGTGCTTTCTTTAGGTTCTCTAACTTATCGTCTTTGTAGTCAGCACGACTAATGTATTTGATTACATTACCCAAATGATAGCCTAACTGCTTGGCTTCAATAAAGTCAATAGTCTCAATACCACCAACCTTATAGTGGCTCGGGCTATTCACCTTATCATCCGCATATACCGCCATTGACATTACTGCGTTAGGTGCAAGTGTTGAAGGTATCTGGCGAGGGCGACGACCACGCTTAGCAAAACCAACTTTACCCGCTGCCGACTTTAGCTTAGCCTTACGCTGATATACCGATTGAATTGCTACCTTAAACAACTTGGCAATCGCACTAGCCTTGGCATCAGGGTTCTCTGCTATATAGTCATTCAACTTCTGTGATTTCTTGCTTACTGTTCTCATCTTTAATTACCTTTTCTTGTTGGATAAATTGCTCTAAAACTTCCCTAATCTTTTTGCTTTTGTTGGGGTAAGTCTCAAAATACTCTGCTACTTCTACACTAACTCTAAGGGGAAAGTAAATCATTGCTGGTCTACTTGCTTTACCCCTAACTTTTTTAGTTACTTCATTCATCATTCTCCCTTCGACGATTCTCTATTAAGTTTAAACAAGTAGTCCTCACGATAGTCCGTGGGTGGGGTAAACCCGAACTTCTTAAAAGTCTTTAACACATCAGCACCGCCTGTATATACGAACTTAGAGTCAATATCAATAGCCATTGCAGGTTTCCTTTCTTCTTTAACTTTATTTACTGCGCTTACTATACTTAGTTTCTTTTTAAACATACCATCCTCCTAACATTGTTAGATTTGTTGCAACACAACATAAGTGGTTGCATTAACACGACACCCAATACCACTAACTATTTGGTTGTCCTCTACTAGCTTAAGCATACCCACACTTCTGCGGATAAACTCAGGCAGTTCTTCGCTTACTTTAATTTGAGTAGGCTCATTCTTGCGGAATATAGCATAGTTTTGCCCATCAACATATACGAGGTAATGCTTATCTTCTCTAAGAGCATCACTAACTTGTTGACCCGCAATCTTTCTTTCAAACTTCTCAGGCATTTTATTCATATCTACTGTGTTATTAGGAATAACATTATTCGCATACTCTACAAACTCTTCCCAATATCTGCCGACAATAAACTGCTTTGATACCTCAGACAATCTGTTCCATTCCCAATCAAACTTTTGTCCTAAGTCACTAGATACACGATTCACGCAATGTTGCGCTTGAGTAGTAGCATCTCTTAGTTTCTCGTCTAAGTTCTTCTTGCCAAAGAATTTATCCACATGCTTAAGTGCTTTCTTTTCGTGGATTGTTTTCATGCCGTTACCACGCTCCCGCAACTGTGATACTCGGAAGTTATCAATACAAAACTGTTGTCCATGACTAGAGTGGTAGCTTTGTGTATAGACTTGCCCTAACTCCTCACGCTTATCTAATACCTTAAAGTGAGTAGCCTGTAAGTCTGTCTTAATACTCTTACCAGTAGAGTTATCCCACTTATAGTTAGTGTTATCTTCTTCAAATGTCCATTGTGGATACTTGAGTGCTAGCTTCTCAATAAAGGGTTGCAGGAAGGGGGTGATAATTGATTGCACCTTGACCCCATCCCCCCTATCTGTTGATTTAAGTTTTATATTATCGTATGTCATTTACTTTTCCTTACCAGTTAAATTTATTAAGAATCTCATCTACCTTAGACTTCACTTCTTTACGGCAATCTGCACTATCTTTAATATCTTCAATATCCAAACCTAACATTGTTAGTTCCAACTCCCGTCTTGCTTGTTCTAGCAATGGGTCTTTCGTTACATTCAAGTGGGTTAATAACCCACACAACTCTTGATTGCTAGTGATAAGGGTATCGTGGTAACGCTTAGTATTATCTTCTTCCTCATCGGTTAGCTTTTCAGATAGATGCGATAACGCTTTGTGCAACTTATTCCAAGGCTCACGCATTGCATCTGCTAGCCTATCGTTAAATGCCAACTCATACTTGTCTTGCATCTCGACCATGTCCTGTTGCGGAATATCTAAGCGGAAGTCCCCACTCTCAGGCAATGGAGAGAATACCAATCGAAATCCAAACTTGCTACGCAATGTATCAATATCAGGATAGTCATAAGGATTAAACAAATCGCCCATGTGATGTTTAGATAACTCGATCAGGTCTGCATAGTTTGTATAGAAGTCTTTAATCATTACATTCATGTTCTTCTCATATACATTCATGTTCGACTTGTAGTCCATAAACAAGCTAGTAGGTAAAAGCCTCGCACCTTTGTCCGACCAAGATAAGGTAGTCTGGTTGTGATAAAGCCTAGCCCTAGCAGCGTAGTCAGCTATCTTTTTACGCTTATCCGTTCCCGCCATTAAGTTCTTACGCACTTGTGCAGAATCTTTACTTGCACTATTACTCGCAAGCACAGTATCGGTTGCACCTTTGTCTAACTTGTTGGCAGTCCATACACTAATGTTTAGTTCTACCAATACCGCAGATGATGAAATACTCATGATTACTTCTCCTCAGGTTTGCCAGCTAATTTCGCTAGGTTATAAAAGTTACCGCTAAGCACACGCAAATTGCATAATTCTCTCTCTTGCTTATAAATATGGTAGAGAGTCCCACCTTGTTCTGCGTTTCGATACTGCTCTTTATATACTTCTGCATCTTTGAGTAGATCTAACATTGTTAGGGCTTTGTCTGCATCCATTACATACTCGCTACCCCAACCTAAACTTACGACTACTTTGCTCATACGATTACTCCTTAATATGAATTGTTTTACCAACTGGGGCATAAGTCTTTGAATTTCTAACAATAGTCCATAGAATTGGCGCATCCCATTCATCTCCCCAATTACCGATATATCCATCCGTCAGCATGATGATTGCCTCAGGTCTAATTGCATTCTCTTTCAAGTAACGCATCACACAAGTCGGGTCTGTGCCACCACCACCTTTTGGCTTAGTAGAACTAACAATGTTAGATACTGTATTGCCGTCATACTCTTCATGACCCGCAACTGCGCCATCCCAATAGATCAAATCGACCTTCTCAGGATGAACTTCCTCGGCAATCCCTTGCACCTCAGAAAGAAACTCTGATAGTTCTTTGCCCCCTACTGAGCCACTTGTATCTACACCGATGACGAGATGACCCACCTTCTCCCCTATTAGAGTAGGCATATACATATCACTACCGAGAAAGCGACGATTGACTCTGCGCCAACTGCTTGCATCTTTTGCGTTACAAGTAGAGCGAACAAACTCTTTCAGCACCTCTTTCCAATCCACCTCAGGGTGCATCAAGTCCTCGAGTTCACGATTGAGCTCACCACCACCTTTGCCCACCAATTTCTCATGAGCAATAATCCCTTGGCGAATAGCCTGATCTACTTCTTTTTGCAATGCTTCTTTCTGCTCATCAGTAAGTTCTTTCGCACCTTCCCAATCATGCACATCAAACCCATCCTCACCGCCACCGCTACCACCATAGCCACCTTCGGGTTCTTCCTCTTTGAGTATGTCGAACACTTGCTTAGTGTGCATTCCACGGAATCGTTCATCGACTAGCCCTACTACCTTACCCTCATGCATAGGCATAGCCAATACTTGTTGATCTTTATCCATGTCCACTAGCTGAAGATTGATTACATAGTCGCATGCCATGTTTGCAATCTGAGCATCTTGTTCCCACAACTTGCGCCATATAAACAGATGACGATAAGCCTTGTGCAATGTTTCGTGTAAGACTACGAATGCCAACTCTTTATCATCTAAGCGTTTAATAAACTCACGACCATAATTCTCATCACGACCATTAGTGTTAGCGGTTGGCACATCATCTACTACTCTAGTTTTACCAACAGTCATTAGTCCTGACCACAAAGCAAACTTAGGGTTACGCATAATAGCGATCTTAGTTTTGCTAAGTCTGCGTTCCTCTTTGTCTTTCACTACTACTTCATCAGCTATATCTAACATTGTTAGTTTCCTTTTCTTTTATCTTCAAAAAAATCCTCGAACTTATACCCACGCTCATACATTAGCTTGCGTAACTTGCCAAGAGCGTGGCTTTGTATCTGCCTTACTCGTTCTCTACCAAGAGTAATGTCCTTAGTCGGGGCGTGAACAACCTCCTTAACTTTCTCGGTCATAGTAAGTCTTCGTTCTTCTGCACCCAATCCGCAAACTTACCGCTAGAAAATGCGATTGATTGTTTGCTTGGGGACTTCGCAATGTTGATAGCAAAGCATGCTTGCCACTCGGGTTCAAAGCGTTCAAGGTATGTCATGAACGGACTGATCGTATCCTTAGTAATCTTAGCGATAGCACCGAACACAATAATTGCACAAGCACCCGCACCCTCAGGAACTTTGGCATTCTTCGGGTCTGCAATCACCGACTCCCATACAGGAAGCTGATCTGAGAACTCTATGTATGCTTGCATATCCCTAGATGCTGATTCACCCACAGCGCCCGACATTGCACATATCAAGCTATCCGTATCTAGTAATGACCTGACCTTAACAATGTTAGATACTCTCTCCAATGAACGAGGCGATACGAATGCTGACTGCACCTTCTTCGGATTAAAGATATACGGATTGTCTGACTGTGCATTATCAAGATAGCTAGCCATGCTATGCGGGAATTGTTTAACCCATGCGATAACCTCAGGTGCAATGTCATTGTTGATAGCCCAACCAATCCACTCATCCGCATCAGGCTTTCTTACATGTAACGGAATAATACGATTCATACTATGGGCTTTCAGGGAATCGCCTACACCATCACTAGATAGATTGCCTGTTAGAAAAGTAATAGACTCAGGCAGTAACGGAATATCACCTAGTCTAGGATTAGCAACCTCGAGCATCGGGTGCAACATGTTCTTGATGGGGTCTGCACCTTTCGTATACTCATCTAACATTGTTATGACTGGCTTGCCAAGATGAATCTTGAATCTACTGTTAGGGTAGTAGGCAGTAGTCTTTGTTTCTCTGTCGATAACGGGCATAGCAATATCGCCCAAGTCCATGTTAGGCACATCTATGTAAGACACCTCATGATTAGGTAAGCTTGCTGATAGCGTCTTAAGGATAGAAGATTTACCAATTCCTGGCTCACCCCTTAAGAAGTAGCGGTTCATTGGTGTTGAAAGAATGATGTTGCAAGCCTGTGCGATTGATACAGTCTTACCGAAATTGATCTCTGCCATTTTGATTCCTTGTTTTAAGTTTGATTAAAGGTATTTCTTACTGCCAATTAAATCTACTTACTGTTACTACGCTACACCTAACATTGTTAGAAATTTGAATCTTGACTCCTTAAAATATAAATTCCCACTATACATATATTGTAACACAATTAGTGTCCTATGTCAAGTTCTTAGGCTTTGCTAACATTGTTAGAGTGCAGTTTTGCCCACCCATTCTCAAAGTATTTCTTATATGGGTCTTTCTTCACTTCACCCTCTGCTCTCTCCTTCTCTACAAATAGCTGATCTCGATGGTAGCCAAGCACCAAGTTATCGAACCCACGCTTTAGCCGTGCCTCATCTATGTGTATGCCTGATACTGTGTAGCCAGCACCCCAAGTGTTCTCACCAAATGACCGAGCCAATGCTAGTGTTGCTTTGTAATGGGCAACATGTTTCTCCTCGCCTTGAGTATTAACTAATGCGAATAAGGCTCGCACATCCTCAGGAAAAAAGGTGTAGTGCGGTCTGTCTAGTGCTTCGGGCATATCCTTATAGGTCTTAGCCGTTCCTTGCTTAGCCTTCTCAAAGGTATCATCAAGTTCTTGCATCGTGAACCCATCAGCTTTTAGTCTTACCAATGCACACGCATACTTAATGAACTCGGCATACTGCTTTCTAACATTGTTAGTTTCGCCTCGGATTAGTGAGTGTGTCTTATCCCTAGATGGGTTAAGTATCTTGCCATCCATGATCTGCAAGGGTTCATTCTCCCCCATGCGCACCTCTACTCCACCTACTGAAATACATAGAGAGCCGTTAAAGATGCGGGCATGATATGGTGTCAAGTCCTCGATAAAACAAACAGTTGATTGGCTTTCCCACCCATTAGCACGCAACTCGACTAGCCCTGTTGGGTAGTAAGTAACCACAGGGGTTTTCCATAACACACACTCCACACCCATAGACCCATCATCACGCAAGCGAATTGAGTATGAGTCCACACTTTTGCGATGCCCAAGCGGGCGCTTCGGTTCTTCTACTCTACCTCTAATATCGGTAGTGCTTTGATACTTGTGGAACGCATCACCATAGTCACGCATCCAACTAATACCTGAGTTCCTACTATATCCAAATGACATTTACTTCTCCTTAAGTGAGCTACATGAGCTAGTCATAAATCATCTACATCTACTACCTTATTCCTAACATTGTTAGGTTTATATCTGTGCTTCCCACTATTACGCTTAGGCAGTAGGAGCATGGCTCGCACTATCGGGTTGCGCTTTTTTACTTTCTTCTTCTTCTTCTTCTTTAAACTCTGCATCTATACACCCCTTACCAAATACCTCAGGCAACACATCACAGTTCAGCCCTGTGTATGGTTGAAACGCTTCAAAGTCAGGCTCAGCACCAAAGTACTCTTGTTCTATGTCGTTAGATTCTTCACCCACTCGGCAAAAGTATCCACTTATACCCTCTATGTCTTGCATTAAACTCCATAACTCATCCCACGCTTTTACTGTTTCGTAGTCGGGATACCACTTCCAATCAACGGCATGAAAGTAAAACTCCCCCGCCCTCCACCCGATACAGTCTTGGGCATCTTCCTTTTGCATGGCTTCGTAGAACTTAGATAGCTTGATGAATCCAATCATCTCCTTATACTTTAGTGTGTATCTAGCAATATCTTCGGGTTCACCACTCCACCCATCAACACTAAGCACCGCACCAATTTGACTTCGGTATCCCATCTCACTTCTCCTGTTCTAACAATGTTAGGATTGCTTGACGCATGGCTTCCATGCCCTGATTGAATCCCTCGCAAAACAACAGGCGATCATCATCGGTAAAGATATTGCCTTGCTCGTCATCAAACTCATGGAATGCATCTTGTGCATCCAAATACACATCATCCACACTCTTTTTCATCTCATGCTCCTTATAGTGGTATGTCAGAAATAACAATCTCAAACTCTTCTTCGAGGTCTTCAATCTCTTCATCAGTTAAACCTACATAGCAAGGCTCAAGGTCGTAGTCCCATCCACCTTTACCCTCATCATCTAAGTCATACCAATAGATAACTTCGATCTCCTTGCCTTCTACATTAACAATGTAGGTAGCATTTACTGTCTTTGATACCAATACTGGGTCTTTGATTTTCATCTCTCGTAATCTCCTAGTAATGCGGTTAATTTAGCTTTCATAATGGCTAGCGTTGCTTCACCCGCCACCACTTGCCCTACTTCATTCTCGTTGGCAACTTCTCCTTTGGTATGCTCAAGTGCATCTTGCAACCTCGCAATGTCCTCAAGCAACTCGTCAATTCGCACTCCCTTGTAAAACTTACTCATTCGTTTCCCCATTTAATCTAAATGCAACACCCGCTAAGAACCCATCGGTAAACCCTTGTTTTAAATACAAATAACCCGCTTTGTCCTTCACATGTCCCGAGTTATGGTCATACTCTTGCGAGTAGTTATATGCTTTGGTTATCGCAATATCTATAAGTGCATACTTCTTCTCGTTTTCTGTCATTGCTTCTCCTTTAGTTTTATGTATATCTCGGCTAGCCTAAGCAACTGCTTTTCATGCACTTTGACTCGTTTCTTCCATGCCTTGTCCTCTGCTTTGACTAACTTTATATAGTCTTGAAGTTGTTTTCGTGCTTCTCGTAGTGTCATGTTGTCCTCTTTGGGTTGGTGTAACACAAATCTTGTGGGTTGTGGATATACTGATACGCACCTTTGGAATATGGGATTTGCACAATATGCTTTACACTTTTAGCTTGCTCATCCCCACACTTAAGGCATGTAAAGTAGCCAATAGCTACTCTCCTCGCATCTACTTCCATACCACAATCACAGTCCATTCCGTATAACATTGTTAGATTCTCCTGTCAAAAGATTGCAAAAATAACTTGTATGCTTCTGCCTCATCGACTGCACGAAAGGAGGTGTAATACTCCTCGCCTTGGTCATCTACATACTCCACTTCAAAACGATTGAGCCCCAGATTGTTAGACTCCTCCCACTGCTTGCGTATGCTTATTACTTTCATCTTGGTTGGGTGCGTTCTACTATGCTTGCAATATCTCTACCGCTAGACATACATAACCCTAATAACACAGGGGTCTGCTCTTTTAACATCAAGCCAATACCAAAAAGGTATGCATGTTGTGCTTGCTTATACTTCTCTGTGTTGGGTTTGAGTTTGTTCACACTTGCATAGCGAACCCAGTTACTTGCCACCATTTGAGTAGTAGTAGGTTTGCGTTGTAAGGGTTGTGGCTCATCGTCAAAGTCGAACACAAACTGACGCTTTTCTTGCTCTGCAATAATTGATTCTTTTAGCTTGCCCATTTATATAGTCCCCATAATTAAGTTAGAAACGAATACAACTAATACAACGAACAACAACACATCAAGCACTTTGTCTAACATTGTTAGAATCTCCTTAGAAAAGTAAACAATAAGAAACATATTCCCACTCATACCTATATTGTAACACATTGTTAGTGTTATTGCAAGTTTTGGGCTGATGTATCGGCAATGGATGAATGTTAGGAAAATGGGGGTAATGTTAGCGAAATCGGGGTATTGTTAGGAAAATAAAAAATAAGTCTAACAATATGAAATCCCCAAAGTAAAAGGCTTGGCGGTTAGAAAATGTTGTATTGTTATAAAGTTAGTAAAAATAAGATATTGAGAGTAATCTAAATTTATTTTTGTTATTGCTAGAAGTCTGCACTGCGTGAAAGCCTCTTTGCGGATTCCATCTCTCAACTTTTGCTCTTTTTCTAACATTACCCCCAAAAACGCTTGTAAGTCCTTGATTCTAAAGGCTTTTCATATTGTTAGAGTTGGTTTTGGTTTTCTAACATTACTTGTAAGTCCTTGATTCATAAGGGTTGTATTGTTAGACTTTTGTGGGAATTCCCTAACATTGCATAGCGTCTAGCGTTTCACGCTTCCTAGGGGGGAACTATCAAGAACTATCAGAATAGAACTATCAAATAACTGTCATTTTGAAAAAATGACGGAAACGAAAAACCCACTCGGTGCGAACCGAGTGGGTAAAGGGAAAAACCCTGAGAGATCAGGGTTTTTCTAACATTGTTAGATTTTGGTAATATCGCCACCCAAAATCGAGAATGCTTCGGTTAAAAATGATTTTGCTTGATTGCTCAATTCTGCATCATCATCTGATTCATTATTCAGAATGCGACCCAAAATGGTTTTGAGATCAGCAAGATTACGGGCATCAATACTTAGGCTTGCTTTTACTGAATTACCCGCAGTAATGTATCCACTTGCTTCCTTCACTCTCTGCCAATACACATACTTATTCCCTTCAAGATCGGCAGATTTTAGGGCTTCCACGAATAAAGCATATTCCGCTTTTACCCCTACTTTTGCCTTACCCTTGAGATTGAACCATTTCACAATCTCACCATTTTCCAACTTCATATCAAAAGTTTCCTGCATTACATCGGCATAATTCCCGATCAATTCTCCCGTGTTTACAGCGTTTGCCACTATTGCGTTACGGGCATTTTCTAGGCGTTGCGCCAATAAAGTCTTTTCCATGATTTAATTCCTTATATAACATTGTTAGATTTGATCAGGTATCTAACTGAACCCGTCTTGCTATGATTTAAATTTACTCTATTTGTGATACAAAAAGCAAGTTTGAGGGAAACAATAATTATCTAAATCTAACAATGTTAGGAATGGTTTATATAGCAACCCCCACCCCCCAAAATACAAAAAGGGACTCCTACATTCCCCTATACACTATGATTTGCACAAGAGATACATCGATTTAAAATCAGGCTTCTTAAGCGACTCGGCCCGCTAAGCCCCGCACCTAGTGCATCTCATACACTCGGCAATAAGTGCTTAACCCCCCTCCCCCTACTTGAATATCCAGATGTAGATGCTCAAGGCGCTCATAGAAACACCCCCCTTACCTTTTTATTTGGGACTCCACCCCCCACCATATATTTTTTTGTAAAATTTCTGAAATATCAAAGGAGTAACATAGAGCTATGAGTTCTTGGCTGATTATTGTGACTGGGTTAATCTATATGTACATAGCTGCGGAGCAAGCGCTCAAAGGCAATATGGGTTTAGCCTGCATGTACTCAGGATATTGTTTTGCCAATTACGGCGCTTACTTGATTGCTACCAAATGATTGAAAACCTAGTCAAACCAGTACCATTAAACAACGACGTTGCAGTAATAAAGATACTGCAGTTAATGGGGCAGCTAACCCCTGAAGATATAGAACACGTTTTAAATATAGTTAATCAAGTATATAAAGTTGTAGGGCAGAAAGAGCAATGAGTTTTACGATCATGCGGCATGACGGCATGAAAGTTGTTCAGTGGTTTAGGGATGTAGATGAACTCATAGCTTCAATGTTAAAGAACCCAAACGACAGGTACTACAGAAATGACAACCATAATCGGTGACTGGGGTAAGAAGATACTTGTGTCAGATAGTCAGTTCACTGATTCTGATTCGGGGATTAAGTACTTTGAAGAAAAAGTATTTGCTATTGACGGTGGGTGGCTTGGGGTTGCGGGTAACTACTGTGATGCTGAGAAGGTGCTGGAGTACGTCAACAAGAAAACTAAAGTTAAACCCAAGCTAAAGTCAGACAGCTCTTTTTTAAAACTGACCAAAGACGGCCTGTTCTCCTGCGGGGATGACCTAGAGTGGGAGAGGGTGCGAACGTTTATGGCTATAGGTAGTGGAGCAATGGCAGCAGAAGTTTGTATGCGCATGGATTTAACGGCAGAAGAATCAGTAGGGTGGGCATGCAATGTAGATGCAAATAGTAGTGGGCCCGTAAAGACGTACCGTTTGCCCGATGCCGTATAAAGACCCCGAGGTTCGCAAAGCGTACCATAAAGAAAAAAGCCGTAAGCACTACGAAAAGAACCGGGACGAGTTACTAGGGAAAGCAACCACAAGAAGAAAGCTACTTAGAGAGAAGTGGCACATATTCAAACTTACCCTTAAATGTACGACTTGTGGGTTCGCTCACCCAGCCGCGCTAGACTTCCACCACGAAGACCCCAGCAAAAAAGAAGCTCATATCCACCGCCTGTTACAAAACGGGCTTAGCTCCAAACTAAAAAAAGAACTCGAGAAGTGCATAGTCTTGTGTTCTAACTGCCACCGTATACACCACTACAACGAGAGAACCACCCCAGAAAAATAATGGTGTAAGTGCATGAAATTTCAAGAAAAAAGCATGCAAATATAGGACATTGACCGGCATACAAAAAAGTTTACCGAACGGGGCATTTTGTAAAGAAAAGTTAAAAGATTGTAAAGTTAATAGCTTAAAAATGACCCATTAATGAGTCATTAAGTGGGTTAAGGGCTTATTTATGAGCCACTACGATGTCACTCAAAGTGCGCATAAACCGCAAAACGTGTACACAATGTCAATAAAAACGTACATAACGTAGGAACATGTCTACAAAACTGCAAATTTTATACATATGTTGCAGCGCAACAATTGTGTGATATATTACACAAAACCAACCCTTTAGGAGAAAACCATGTTTACATTTGAAGAAGTAACACAGCAGTTAAAGAACATATACAACTTTTGGGTCGATGTAGTAGCCGACACTCTTAAGATGTACAAAACGAAGTAAAATAACTAGACTTAGTCACGTGAGTCACGTTAGGGGTGTACGTGCTTTTAAACACCCCACCTAAAAATTAATATATACTTTCGTCACTGGGCGCATCCGACTAGCCCTGCAAGGAACGAAAATTAAAATAGAGCCTACTAAGGATCACCCGATCCCGTATGTGACACAAAGTGAAGAACCACAAGACTTCGCCGAGAGTCTCGCCGTCACTGCAAATACCATAGATATGCTAGAGCAACTAGGTTCGCCTCCAGAGATTTCTCCAGAAGACGCGGCAAAAACATCGGAACTTCTTCAATCGGCAGTCAAAACCCAAGACCCAAAAAAGCTAAACACACCGCCAGTGGCGTTTGCGGCAAGAGAGTTTTTACGGGTGTACAGCTCACGCCTAGCAGCAGATATGGCAGATGTGCGGTCGGCAATAACAAATAAGTTAATGGAGTTGGCTAACTGTGGGGATCCCCGGTTTGAGCTAAAAGCCTTGGAGTTACTAGGTAAACACTCGGATATTGCGTTATTTACAGAGCGCAGTGAAGTAACGGTAACTTATAAGAACAGTACTGATCTAGAGGATGCGATTAAAGAACGCATCAAGCGGCTACTTAATTCAAACACAATCGACATTACTCCAGCCATAACGCCTAATACGCTAGATGAAGAACTTGGGGTAGCGGTGTATAAACCCGTGGAACCTGTGGACGAGGTTGAGTTGGTAGAAGATATAATTGAGGAACCCAAGCCTGATGCAAGCTAAAGATGTACTGCAAAACATCTCGCTTAGGGACATCCCTAAGATACTACCGATGCTATCAGAGGCAGAGCAGGCTAAGTTGCTTGAAGAGCTTGACCTCCTGACCCAGCTAAAAACTAAAGAAGAAGCACAAGTTAACTTTATGCCGTTTGTGCGCAAGGTGTGGCCGACATTTATTGCAGGGCGGCATCACGCAGATATGGCAGCAGCATTTGAAAAGGTGGCTAATGGGACTTGTAAAAGACTTATTATTAATATGCCTCCGCGGCATACAAAGAGCGAATTTGCGTCTTACTTATTACCTGCTTGGTTTTTGGGCAAGTACCCAGCCAAAAAGATTATCCAAACCTCCCACACTGCTGAGCTCGCTGTTGGCTTTGGCCGAAAAGTCAGAAACCTCGTCGATTCAGACGTCTATAAATCTATATTCCCAGGCGTTGGACTACAGTCTGACTCTAAAGCGGCTGGACGGTGGGCAACCAACAAGGGCGGAGACTACTTTGCTATTGGTGTTGGGGGCGCTGTTACAGGTAAGGGAGCTGACGTCCTCATTATTGATGACCCTCACTCAGAACAAGAAGCTGCACTAGCGGAAAACAACTCCGACGTGTACGATAAGACGTACGAATGGTATACATCAGGCCCACGGCAGCGACTCCAGCCGGGGGGAGCTATTATCATCGTGATGACGAGATGGTCCAAAAAGGACCTAACAGGTCAAGTTGTTAAGGCGGCCGCCCAAAGAGAGGGTGAAGACTGGGAAGTTATTGAATTTCCAGCAATTTTTGACGATGGGCAGCCTCTCTGGCCTGAGTTTTGGCCGATAGAACAGCTAGAAGCCCTGCGAAACGAGCTCCCAGTTGGAAAATGGATGGCTCAGTACATGCAGCAGCCCACTTCTGAGGTTTCTGCGATCATAAAACGGGAATGGTGGAAGATTTGGGAGGACGAGCGGCCTCCAAGTTGTGAGTTTTTGATCCAATCCTGGGATACGGCGTTCTTAAAGACCGAACGGAGTGACTATTCAGCCTGTACAACGTGGGGGGTGTTCTATAGGGACTCCGATACGGGGCTTCCCCAAGCAAACATCATATTACTTAACTCTTTTAAGAAACGAATGGAGTTTCCTGAACTAAAAATGAGGGCATATGAAGAATATAAAGACTGGGAACCGGATTCGCTTATTGTGGAAGCTAAAGCTTCTGGTGCTCCGTTGGTATTTGAGCTACGTGCAATGGGTATTCCAGTTCAAGAGTACACGCCGAGCAAAGGAAACGACAAGATTGCACGACTAAATTCAGTTGCAGATATATTTGCTTCTGGTAGAGTGTGGGTACCGAACACAAGATGGGGTGAAGAGCTGGTAGAAGAAGTAGCTAGTTTTCCCTCTGGCGAACACGACGATTTGGTGGACAGCATGTCACAGGCCCTGTTAAGATTCAGGCGTGGGGGATTCATTCGTCTTGATTCTGACGAACCTGAAGAACAGCAATACTTTCGAAGAAAGCAGCCCTATTATTAAAGGCATATTATGGCAATAGAAAAAGGTTTATATGCAGCCCCTCTTGGTATAGAAGAGGCTTCGGCTATGGAAGTCCCACTTGAGATCGAGATTGAGGACCCTGAGTCTGTAGAAATTGGCATTGATGGCATGCCCATCCTTGAGATTAAAAGAGAAAAGCCTAGCGATGAGGACTTCCCCGCAAACTTAGCGGAGTACATGGATGAGCGGGAACTTCAAAGTTTGGCAGCTCAGCTGACGGGTGATTTTGAGGATGACGTCGGTTCCCGTAAAGACTGGATGCAAACTTATGTCGACGGACTAGAACTTCTAGGCATGAAGATTGAAGAGCGCTCTGAACCATGGGAAGGCGCCTGCGGCGTGTATCATCCCCTCCTCTCTGAAGCCCTAGTTAAGTTCCAAGCTGAGACCATGATGGAAACGTTTCCAGCAGCGGGTCCTGTAAAGACTGAAATTATCGGTAAAGAGACACCAGAGAAAAAAGCAGCGGCAGAACGTGTTAAAAATGACATGAACTACCAGCTTACAGACGTAATGAAAGAGTATCGCCCTGAGCATGAGCGCTTATTGTGGGGCTTGGGTCTTTCAGGTAATGCGTTTAAGAAGGTTTACTACGATCCAAATTTAGAGCGTCAAGTATCTATATTTGTGCCAGCAGAAGACATCGTTGTTCCTTACGGCGCGAGTAACTTAGAGTCAGCAGAACGTGTAACTCACGTCATGCGTAAAACTAAGAACGAAATTATTAAATTGCAATCAGCAGGCTTTTATTGTGATGCTGATTTAGGTGATCCAGTTAACTCACTTGATGAAGTAGAGAAGAAAATTGCTGAAAAGATGGGCTTTCGTGCTACATCGGATGACCGCTTTAAGCTATTAGAGATGCACGTTAATCTTGATTTGCCTGGTTACGAGCACACAGACAAAGACGGTGAAAAAACAGGTATTGCGCTTCCGTATGTTGTGACTATTGAAAAAGGTACACAAAGCGTTTTAGCAATTCGCCGCAACTGGGAGTCAGAAGATGAAACTCATCAAAAGCGCAATCACTTTGTTCACTATGGCTATGTTCCTGGTTTTGGTTTCTATTGTTTCGGTCTTATTCATCTTATCGGTGCATTTGCTAAGTCAGGAACTTCCATTCTTCGCCAGCTCGTCGACGCAGGTACGCTGTCCAACTTACCCGGTGGATTTAAGACCCGTGGTTTGCGTGTTAAGGGCGATGACACCCCAATTTCCCCAGGCGAGTTCCGTGATGTAGATGTGCCAAGTGGCACAATGCGCGACAACATTTTACCGCTCCCATATAAAGAGCCAAGCCAGACTTTGTATCAACTGATGAACCAGATCGTAGATGAAGGGCGTCGCTTTGCGTCAGCTGCGGATATGAAAGTATCCGATATGTCTGCTAATTCACCCGTAGGTACAACCTTAGCTATTCTTGAGCGTACGCTTAAAGTGATGAGTGCGGTTCAAGCACGTGTTCACTACGCAATGAAGCAAGAGTTTCGTTTGCTCAAAAATATTATTGCTGACTTTACACCAGACGAATACAGCTATGAGCCAGAAGAAGGTAGCCGCATGGCTAAACGCTCTGACTACGACATGGTTACAGTTATTCCTGTCAGTGATCCTAATGCTGCAACGATGTCGCAAAAAGTGGTTCAGTATCAAGCTGCTTTACAACTTGCGCAGCAAGCGCCTCAGTTATACGATTTGCCCGTGTTGCACCGTCAGATGTTAGAAGTTCTTGGTATTAAGAATTATCAAAAGCTAGTACCAATGGCAGACGATAAAAAGCCAGCCGATCCAGTTACTGAGAATCAAAACGTTCTTTCAATGAAGCCAGTTAAAGCGTTCTTGTATCAGGACCATCAAGCACACATCCAGGTCCATATGGCTGCAATGCAAGATCCAAAAATTATGGGGCTTGTGGGGCAAAGCCCAATGGCGCAAGCTATTGGAGCAGCTATGCAAGCGCATATTGCCGAACACCTTGGCTATGAGTATCGCAAGCAAATGGAAAAACAGATGGGTGTTGATCTCCCAACTACTAACGAAGTAAACGAAGACGGAATCCCAGAAGCTATTGAGGTTCGCGTATCGCAACTCGCTGCTCAAGCAGCGCAACAACTCTTGCAGCAAAACCAGCAAGAAGCCCAAGATAAAAAGAACGCCCAAATGCAACAGGACCCATTGGTCCAAATGCAACAGCAAGAACTTCAGATTAAGCAAGAAGAGCTACAACTTAAGAAGCAGAAACTTCAAGTAGATGCTGCTAGTAAAGCTGACCAGCTTAAGATTGAAGAAGCCCGAATTGCAGCCCAAAAAGAAATTGCTGGAATGCAGGTAGGTGCTAAAACCGCCAAGGACAAAGCCCAACAAGAGTCAAAAGACAAACTTGAAGGTTTACGAGCTGGCGCAGACATCGCGTATAAAAACGCGCAACTACAGCAATCCAGGGAACAACCTAGGGGAGCTAACAAGAAAGGTGATTGATGGACAGAACGTTTGAAGTACTGGTTGAGCAATTCAGAGAAAAACGCTTGAGTGTGGCTGACGCAGTTTCCAGTGGCGCAGCTAAAGATTACGCGGAATACCGCGCACTTTGTGGTGAGATTCGGGGTCTTCTCACTGCTGAGACTTATGTTTTAGACCTTGCAAAAAACCTGGAGAATTCGGATGACTAATGTCATTGATTTAAATCAGGCTGTTGACTTGTCTGTTGTAATGAACAAGGATGCCGCCGAAAAAGCAAAACAACTTCCTCAGCCATCTGGCTATAGGATTTTATGTGCACTTCCTGAATCCGAAGAAGCTTTTGATAGCGGAATCATTAAGTCCGATGAAACCAGACGGCACGACGAGCTTCTGACTACTGTGTTATTTGTAGTTGATTTGGGCCCCGACTGCTATCTTGATAAAACTCGGTTCCCTAACGGTCCCTGGTGCAAAAAAGGCGACTTTATTCTTGTCCGCCCACACGCAGGTACCCGCCTAGTAATACATGATCGTGAGTTTAGGATCATTAACGATGATTCCGTTGAGGGTGTAGTAACTGACCCCCGTGGTATCAAGCGCAAACTATAAGGAGTAATATATGCCACAATTTGAACAAGACGAATTTAAATTTCCAGACGAAATTGAAAAAGAGTCTAAGGGTAAACCCGTAGACACAGAAGACGATTTTAGTGTGGAAGTCGAAGATGACACCCCTCCAGAAGACCGTAACGTCAAGCCCTTAGACGAGGAAGTAGTAGAAGAACTCGATAAAGACAACTTCCAAGACTATTCTAAGAAGGTAAAAACACGTATTGACCAGATGAAAAAGGTCTGGCACGACGAAAGACGGGCTAAAGAGTCTGCTTTACGCGAGCAACAAGAAGCCGTTAATCTTGCTCAAAAGATGTTCGAAGAGAACAAAAGACTCAAGGCAACGTTATCTGAAGGTGAGAAACAGTTTGTCAGCACAGTCCAAGGTGCTGCTGATATTGAACTAGAAATGGCTAAGCGGGTATACCGCGATGCCTATGATTCCGGTGATACCGAGCGAATTATGGAAGCTCAGCAAAAACTGACTGAAGCTAGTTTGAAACAAGATAAAGCTAAAAATTTTAAACCCTCTATACAAATCCCAGAAAATGATGTACAAATACAACAAACGTACAGGCAACCTGAGCAACCTCAAGTTGATCCGTTAACTTCCAAGTGGCTCGAAAGTAATACTTGGTACGGACCAGACGAGGAAATGACGGCCTTAGCCCTAGGTACGCATGCAAAACTTGAAAAAGAATTTGGTAAAGGTTATATTGGGACCGAAGACTATTTCAATCGTATAGATAGCACTATGCGCAAACGGTTTCCTGAGAATTTCTCAGGTGAAGTAGAAGTAGAAACGCAGACTGGGGGCGGCAAGCCTAGTCAGCGCACTGAGTCAAGATCATCACCAGTGGTTGCACCAGCAACGCGTAGCACGGCGTCTAAACGAATTGTGCTGAAAGCAAGTCAAGTGGCCTTGGCCAAAAAACTTGGTTTGACACCTGAGCAGTATGCTCGTGAAATGCAAAAATTGGAGAGATAAAATGACTGTAAACAAACTTGCACGCGAATTAGATAATCGTACCCAGTCAGAGCGCCCTAAACAGTGGTCGCAACCTGAGCTTCTTCCTGAACCGGATAAGCAACCTGGATATTCTTATAGATGGATTCGTATTTCAACGCTTCATCAGGCCGATCCTCGCAACCTCTCAGCGAAGTTAAGGGAAGGGTGGGAACCTGTTGGCGTAGAAGAACAACCTCAGTTTCAACTGTTAGTTGATCCCAATAGTCGTTTTAAAGACAACATTGAGATCGGCGGTTTGTTGTTATGCAAGACCCCTACTGAGTTCGTTGAACAGCGTAATAAACATTACTCTGATCAAGCAGATGCTCAAATGACGGCTGTAGACAACACTCTTATGCGCCAAAGTGATCCACGTATGCCTCTCTTTAATGAGGGTAAAACGACGGTTAGCTTTGGTAAAGGTGGTTAATTTTTTAATTTAGGAGATTTAAATGGCATATCCAACCGTTGATGCTCCCTCTGGCTTAACACCAATCAACAGCGTAGATGGTAAACCTTACGCTGGTGCAACTCGTTTAATACCAATCGCAAGTACTTATAACACTGCGATTTTTAACGGGGATATTGTTCGTGTAGCTGCAGGTGGCACTATTCAAAAATCGACTGTAACTGTTGACTCTACTACAGCAGCCGCAAATAACACCTATGGTGTGTTTATGGGTGTTCAGTATGTTAACGCTCAAGGTCAAACTGTTCAGGCTCAATACTATCCAGGTAATACCGCTGCTACCAGCGCTGTTGCTTATGTAGTTGACGATCCTATGGCAGCGTTTAAAGTAGCGGTTACTTTTAGTGGTAACGCAACTGTTACTACAGTTAACCAAAGCATTGTTGGCACTAATATGTCAATACGTCAAGGTACTGGCTCTACTACTACTGGCGATTCCGCTGTTTCTGTCTATGCAACCAATTCAGAAGGCAACGCAGCTGCTCTTCCAGTTCGTGTAGTTGAAGTAGTTCCAGAGACTGCTACTGGCGCAAATGCCTTCACTGAAGTAGTAGTGAAGCTGAATAACCCACAAATCCTCCGTGCAGCCGCACTGGATTACACTGCTTAAGGAGTTATAAATGGCTATTTCACGCGCACAACTACTGAAAGAGTTGCTCCCAGGATTGAATGCATTGTTCGGTCTTGAGTATGCAACGTATGGTGAACAACACAAAGAGATCTACGAAACAGAGACCTCTGAGCGTTCGTTCGAAGAAGAAACCAAGTTGTCAGGCTTTAGTGCCGCCCCAGTCAAAAACGAAGGCTCAGCTATTGCTTATGACAATGCACAAGAGGCATTTACTGCTCGCTATACCCACGTAACAATCGCTCAGGGCTTCTCTTTAACAGAAGAGGCTATTGAGGACAACTTGTATGACAGCTTATCTGCTCGTTATACCAAGGCGTTAGCTCGTTCCATGGCGTATACCAAGCAAGTTCGTGCAGCTTCTGTACTAAACGGTGGTTTTACTACCTCTGTTGGTGGCGACGGTGTTGCACTGTTCTCCACAGCACATCCTTTGGTTTCTGGCGGCACCAACAGCAACCGTCCTACTACTGGCGCTGACTTAAACGAGACTTCTTTGGAAGCCGCCGTTATTCAGATCGCTCAGTGGACAGACGAGCGCAGTTTGCTCATCGCTGCTAAGCCTAAAAAGCTGATTGTTCCACCACAACTTCAATTCATTGCAACTCGCTTGCTTGAAACCGAATTGCGTGTTGGTACAACCGATAACGACATCAATGCATTGAAGAACAACGGTTCTATCCCAGAAGGTTATACAGTTAATAACTACCTGACCGATACAAACGCATGGTTCTTGACCACTGATGTTCCAAACGGTATGAAGCACTTTGTCCGTACACCACTTTCCAATTCTATGGATGGTGACTTTGATACAGGCAACGTACGCTACAAGTCTCGTGAGCGTTATTCTTTTGGATTCTCGGATCCTCTCGGAATGTTCGGTTCACCAGGCGCCTAATCAGCACCTAAGTCGTACTAGACCCCGCCCAAAAAGCGGGGTTTTTTATTTGTTTAAATTACTTGCACAAACCTAAAAAAGTAGTAAGATTGTAGAAACTCGGATATTCGCTTATCAAACTGCCCGAGCAGACGCATACACGATTGATAAGCTGAACTTTGTATGAAGGACAATTTATTATGGCAACAGCAACTACCTCAGCCGTATGGCGCTCCACTGGTGGAGATCAAACACGCACTGCAGAAGCAGGCTCCATGGTTATGGCAGTCCCCTTCCATATTGCAAATACTGCAAATACTTCAAACGTAACAATTTCTTCAGCTACTGGCGCTCCAGCGGTAATTCTCCCAGCTGGTGCAGTTGTGACTGAAGTTATTGTTTCTAGCGGTGGCGGTGGTAATGCTACAGCTAACGTAGGGTTTACCCCACTAATTGGCGTTGGTCCTGGTCAAACTACCACTCTAGGCACAAACGTTCCTACTGGTTTTCTTTCCGCTGGTAACTTATCTGCTCGTACAGTATTTACTGTTGGTGGTACAGGCGGCGGCGCTTCTTTAGGTAACGTAGCTAACGCAACTAACTTAGTTGTTGTTACTAATACCCAAGGTGCTGCTAATGCGATTGCTGGTGTGGTAAGTGGACGAATCATTTATCACATATCTGACGCTGGTCAACAAAGCGCTTAATTAATCTAGGGGGTTCGCCCCCGCTTAACTTTTTGGAGATTAATTATGGGTATGCAATATGACGTAAAACAAGGACACTTAAATCAAAGTGGTTTCTTTGTAAAGTTTCGTACACGCGTTAAAGGCGTTTCGTTTTTTGGTGGTGGCGGGGATTTAG